TTGTCCATAATAAGCAATTACTATAGGACTAGACATGTTTGCATTAATGAATTTTAACTCCTGTGTGCAGGGATCTTGGTACTGGTATATAAATTGTTGTGCCGTAAGAGAATTACAGACTAAAAAAATTAAAATAAAAATAAGTCTTAATGTTTTTGCCCAAGTTTCCATCCCTCTTTTAAATATTTTTCTAATTCCTCAGGTACAACTTTTTTCTTAATACCATTTTTACTTATATATTTTCTACCTAAACATACTGTTTTATTCCTAGCAGCATGCTCTGTAGATACAGGTTTTCCTTTTAACTTGTTTCTTATTTTATCTTTTACTTCTTCTGATCTTTCTTTTCCATACATAGGATTATTAGTTCCAGCCATCCTACCTCTTAATTCTTCTTTTTTAGTTTTTATCTCTTCCTCAGAATACCAATCTTCATACTTCTTACCTTTTCTACCACTAGTTCTACCCTTCCAAGATGCAGACATTTTTCTTTTAGTTTCCTCTGTACGAGTAGAAGTATTCCCATCTCCACCTAAAGTTAAATTTACTAATATTCCTCCATCTATCTTTCTTTTATATTGATTGATTAATTCTATTTCTTTCTTACATGCTTCTTTCCAAGTTAAATCTATATACAATATTTTTACTTGATATTCAGTTTTACTAACAATATGTTTCCAATACTTATTCCTAGCATGTTTAGAATATGCTCTTCTTTCTGTTTTACCTATACCTATGTAAAACAATTCTTCTGTATCAAGTCTAGTATGTGAGTATACAATTGCCATAAATTTTTAACAGATAAAGCTCTGACCTTTTATGGACAGAGCTAGTATGCACAAAGCTAATAAAAATATTTTAATTTTTAAACACACTTGCTTTAATGAGATTTTGAATCACATTAGTACAAGCAGTTTCAAGAGACTTACGGGTAGCTTTTCCAACAGTACTCTGGGAAAATTTCATGTCATCTAAAGATTTTAGGAAGGATTCACCGGTCTTGGTTGACTCACCCTCACCAGAACCAATATAAATTTGGCCTGTTTTAGCGTCAACAAACCTAACTTGTAGACGTATGAAAGTAGTGACAACAACTTTTGCTTTAGCACCAGCAACTTGCTCGTCTTCATCAACAGCAAAATCAGCCACAGTAACATAAACAAAGTAGTGAGCAGGTTTAATCTTACCTTTTCCATCAATGGGTTCATCAAATACACCTTTTTTAGAGGCTTTAAATTGAGTAACCATTCTCTCTTTAATCTCTGATTTTTCCTCCGTGAATATAAATCTATTAGTTTCATCTAAATAATCCAGTACTGATTCAGCAAATCCAAGACCTACGTTCTTCTCCTGTAAAGCAGGATACAAACTTAAGACTTTTGTCATGTCTACACTAACTACTTGCACTGTCTTTTTAATAGAATCAGTGTAGCCGGAAACTGTGGAGATATCTTTTACCTCTACCGGTTCAGCATCTGTAGTAGTTTTCATACTACCACATGCAAATAATATTGTTGTCAATAAGAGACTACCAAGGATCTTCTTCATCTACTTTAGGTTTAGTTGCTGGAGCAGGAGCAGGTGCGGGAGCAGCCTTTTCTTTGATGATAATGGTTTTACCCCCACCACCAGTGTTTGCTTGTTGCTTTTGTTCGTTGTTCGTAGTAATGTTAATCACAGGTGCAGGGGCTGCTACAGCAGTTGGAGTTTCTGGCTTTTCATCTTCACCACCACCTAAGTGAGTAGCAAACCAAGCACCACCGGCTGTAACAGCAGTGGTGATTGCTCCAATAATGGTTTTTTTGATAGCGGACATACCGCTCTCTTCTTTTTCTTCTGACATGATATTATATATTAGTTTTCTTCTTGTTTACTATATTTAGCAGCTATAATTTCTGGAGTATCGTCTTCCTCATCAGTTTTTTTAATTAGCATTTTGTCACGGTCTTCAGAGTTAAACCAATAATCAATAACTTTATTTAAGTTACCAACGAAGGCACCCAATAGAATAAGTAACATTTCTTTCCAGTCATCCTCTATTTTTACTCCAACAAATACTGCTGAATTGATTCCTACTATGATTAAAGTAAATAACCCTAAAATTACTAACGTGATTCTCCACCTATTACTCTGCATTTCCTGCAGCATGTTATAGAATCTATTAGTATCAGGTTTTGTTGTTTCTATATTGCTCATTTGTTTACAATTATTTTAGAGTGTAATGATTCTGTTTCAGTAGTTACAGAAAGAATATAAATACCATCTGATAGACAATCTAGGTTTGCACTATACTTGTACTTGCCAGCTGGCATACGTTCTTTTAAAATAGTCTGTACACGTCTTCCTACTTCATCAGAGATAGACATATCTACATCAGATGCTTCTTTAATCTTAAACTGTATTTGTATATCTCCTTCTGTAGGATTAGGGAATACTATAATGGAGTTTAAGTCATTAAGAGAGATAGTTCCTTTGTTAATTCTACGTACCTCTACAATACCCATAGCCGGAATAATGTTCATATCTTTAGAGTTAGCGTCTCCTACATACTTAGCACCTGTCCAGAGAGCTGCAGTAGCCCAACTATCTTGTGGTTTTTTAGCAATAAACTGAAGTGTAAAAGCTTGCTCTCCATCATTAAGCATATTCTCATTAGTTAAATCAGCACCTCCCCAAGATACTAAACCATTAGAAGGATTAAAGAATGAAGTCCAGTTCATTACTTTATCAGTGTTTTGTACTGCTTTAAATTCTAAGTAAGCAGTATCATACTTAAGATCTAATTGTAATGCACCTAACTTTTTACCATTAGTTAAAACTTTAACCGGTACATTAACTAGGTTACCTTCTTCTACAGTTACTTTAGGCATATTTACCTCAATAGTTTCTGCAGGGAAATCATAACTTACAGTCTCATCAATGATGTAACGTTTAGCGTTAGCTGGATTAGTAATTTTAATAGGAGTTAAACGGGCCATTTTAAAGCCTGTAGAGTTTGCATCTCCTTTAACAGCTACATAGTAAGTGATAGAATCATTACCATCTACACTGTAAGTAAAGTTATTTATAGTAGAGTAAGTAGAAGTCAAGTTAGAAGTAGCTCCATTAATTGCATTGTACTCAGCAACTGTAAAGAACATTACATCTTTCTTAGAGTTAGGCCAAGCAGAGAATCTACCGGCTAATCTACCATATACAGAATATACATCAGCAATAGAAATATCACCGGCAGTTCCGTTTACATCCATTGTGTAGTAATCAAATCCGGTAGGAGTATATTGACCTAAGATAGATTGGTTAATCTTTTGTGCATCTGCAGTAGAGAATACATTACCTGGGATCATTGTGTCTCCCTTAACTACAATACGTACATCCCAATAAGTGGTATCTAAGAATTTCTTAAATACAGTAACACCCAATGAGTTAGTCTTTTGTGAAGCAATCTGAGACCAAGTAGAAGAACCTTTAGCTCTTTTCTCTAAACTAACTGTTAAATTCTTAGCATCTGTACCGGTAATGTTTTTAAACTTAGTAGCAAAGCGCAATACTTTCTGATTGAAGCGTCCACCATAAGAGTAAACTACCAAGGTAGTATCATTACCCCAGTTAGTGGCAGCTCTGTTAGAAAATGATTTAACACCAGCAACTTTCAAAGTCTTAATAGAATCTAAGTTGTTCCAAACTGTTTCACCTGCGTGAGTAAAAGTTAAATCAAATGTAGCTCCATTAGAATAGTTAAAAGTAGAACTAGATCCTGTGTAAGCCAAAGTAACTGTCAAGAATCCTTGTAGGTTACTATCTACATACTGAAGGTATTGATCAGAAGCAGAAATCTTAAGAGAAGGTACAACTCCTGTAAAAGCAGTCTTATCATAGAATACACGGAATTGTATACCGGTAATCTTCTCTGATGTAGATGTGTTGTAAAAATGTAAAGGTGCAACAGTTTGTCCTACAGTAGTAGTGGCAACCTGATATCCTGAATCAATAACCACCCAATGACCTGTACCGGGTGATGTAGCAGAACTTTGTGCAAAGCTTAAAGAAGCTATTAAAGTTCCGAATAGTGTCGTAATCAATTTTTTCATTTGTTTATATTATTTAAAGCGTGTTCTATCAACCAAGGTTCTGGGTTTGTTAATTTTTCTATGAAGTTTAACTCATACATATAACAAAATGTCTCTTCTTTTGCGGGAATAAGTTCTATCCCTTTTTTAGCTATGTACAAGTGAAGACTTTCATGTACTAGCACTACAGCAATATTATTTATAGAGTTTAATTTAATATCATCTACTGCTATGTAGATATGACCTAAACCATCCTCTATTTGACATGAAGAGTAAGGACTAATCATAAAAGATATTTGATAACAATTTGTATCAAGCATCTTATACTTATCTATGTCTACTCTTTTTATTAGTTGAATTGCTGAATCAACTTTTAAATCCCAACCATCCCCGGCTTTGTCAATTTTTATTTGACTAAAACAAGGGACGGCTAAGATTATTAAGAGGCTAAATAATAACCTCTTTAACATATTACTTAATGTCTTTAGACTCAATAAGAGTGTATGTAAAAGAATTACCACCCAATGCAGCAGCCTTCTTACAGATAGCCAAGAATGCATCAAAGTCAGCAGACTTCTTAAACACTTGACAACCTTCTGACCAGTTCTCAACATAAGTAGAGTCTGCACCAGCTTTATGAATGTTAATACCGAAGATGCCTTCTTGTATCTTGGATTCATCATAGTTCATGTCTTTGTTAGCATCACGGTAAACTTTAACGTTAGCTTTTTGTCTAAGAGCCTCGTATTTACCTTGGTGTAATCCAATGTGGTGTGAACCTGAGTATTGACCAGGTACTAAACGTGCAACACCTGCAGCGTTATGGAATTCTTTAACTCCCTTAGTTCCTGGATCTGTAGTAGCAGGCCAGATTTTAAATTTCCACTCTCC